GCCTTGTCCTACTCCGGATAATACGTGGAAATAAGGTAGCAGCTCCGCCGAGAATTTGCGCCGGGTGTTCTCGTTGCATGTCACGATAAAGGTATTACCGTCGGCATCTGTTACAGGTTCCGGGACCACGGCCATGTCACACGTTCCGTCGTCATAGGTATTATCATCCAGATAATACCGAGCCTCCACGCAGAGTGTGCCCGGGGAGAGTCTGTGCCTTTCAAAAGTAATCACCAGCCCTCCGTCGTTCGCTGGATGGCAGTTAGAATAAGTTGTGCCGTCATAACCGGCCGTGTAGCAGTAGAGACTTCTTCCGGCTATCTTCCCATCTATGGGAGTGGCTGTGAAGAAATTCAGATGAAAGGGCACACGCCAGTTGTCGGATGGAGAGAGTTTCATTTTGAAGTCTCCCCGGCAATAGATTGGTATCTGTTCCATGTTATGTAATGGCTTTTCTTTTCGTCACAAACGAAGAATATAGTTAACTTCAAAGAAACATGCGGGCGACAAGGATCCAACCCTTGCCGCCCGCACTCGGCATATATGACAATATGGACAAAAGAGCCTATTGCTTCCTGTTCTCTGCATTCATCATCTTCTCCCATTCCTTTGCTTCGGCTTGCAGCTGGTGTATCTCGTCTTCAGTGGGAGGTTTCATTTCCGAAGAGCCCGTTCTTTTTTCGTCTTCCTCCCAGGGAAATGTCGGGATAGTGTAGTTCTTGGCAAAGAGTTTGCTGATGATGGAGGATACCATCCTGGCTTGATCGTATCCCGCACGACAGCGACGGCGCATACCGCAAAGATAGTCATCGGCTTCGCGGTAGGTCAGGCGTGTGTGGAAATATAGGGGCTGCATGCCTCCTTCCCCCACTATGCGCTGATACAGCTGTCGTGCGGTCAGCCTTCCCCCTTGGTGTCCTCCTTCTCGTCAGAGGGGGCCGCTCCCTCCAGTTCTTCCCATCGCGTCCAAAAGTACTCCGAGATGTCGCTGAGTATCTTGCCTGTCAGGCTGGAGATGAACTCCTGTAGGTCGAGGTTGTCGATGTCACGCCCCTTGTTGCTGGCCTTCAGGCATGCGTAATACAGTACTGCCAAATGGTATTTGTTGTCGCCTTTGAAGGGTTCACCCAGCATGCGCTCGGCCATGTACACCAGGCCAACTGTGCCGTGCAATACGAAGTCGTATTCCTTGTTGTTTATTCTGATTTTCATTCGCTGACGATTTTTGTACTAACTAAAGGGTGATTTCTCCGGAGCTCGTGAATTCAGCCTTGTACGTGGCGTGCCCCTTGGTTGGGGCCGTCATCTGGACCTGGGTCGTGAGAAAGTCTCCCTCGATGATCGTTACGGTCGGCTCACCCCAGTTGGAGGATTCTGCGTCGGGTGTGGCATTAGCATAGTAACCGAACTTCAGACGCACTTTTTGGCCGGCCAGGATGGAATTGACAGCGAGACATACATCCTGGCTCATATCGTTGGGGTCGCCGTTATTATCCATGGCAAAGAGATTTTCCGTGCTGAGTGTGACATTCTTGCCGGTAATCTCCTTGTGTATGCCTACGTCCTTATGGGAAGCATCAGATGTCTGTACGTTGATTGTGAGCGAGTGGGATGTCGCGGCCATATAAATGTACCACTCCCCGTCTCGCTGCACTGCCACCATTAGAGCCTTACCGTTAATGGCTGTCTTCCCGGGAACCGGGACGATTTTCTTCTGCTTCGTGTTGGTGGTCAGTGAGCCGTTTCCTTCCATGGAGAGGCTCAGCTTTGCTTTTTCTCCGTTTGTCGCGTCAATGGTAAGCTGTGTGATATAGGCTTCACCCCGAATTGTACTCCATACGTAGTCGCCTTCGCCACCTGTGCCGACCGGAGCGAATTCCACCAGAATGGGCTCTTCTCCTTCTATAACGGCGCGCAGCAGGGTCTGAAGCTGGGCTGATGTGTCGCATAGAAACGACTGATTTGAACACGAGAAATCGTAGTTGACGAATTCCGGATTGTCCCACATTCCGTTGCCGGGGTCTGTCTTGCTTGTTGTGTCGGCGGTATTGGCTTTGACGGAGAACTCGCAGTCCGTGCTACCAACAATGACCTCGCCGTCGATCCACAAAGCGACGTTGCGTCCTTTAATTATATCCATGATGTTCGGTTGTGATTGTATAAGTGATTGTTCGACAATATGCCTGCAGGATTTCGTCGTATTCCTCCGGCCCAGCGTGGAACCTCTGCTCGTCGATGAGGAAGGGTGCCGTATCCAAACTGTTCCACCCGGGCGCGGCGGCCTTCATCGCCTCGCGGATCAGGCGCAGCACCTCCAGCAGTTCCTCATAGGTGCGGCAAGCTATGTCCAGCGTCACCGTGTTTACCTCACCAAGCAGGCCGTCTTTCGTGTCCTCCTCGTCTATGCCGGCGGAGGCGTAGCATATCCATGGCACTTCTGTATCGGCATTCTCCGGCAACCTCACGGGAGAGAGCCTCCCGGAGATTGCCTTGTGGAGTTCCGGGGCATTGTCCCGGCCCAGGGCGTAGCTGATGTATCTGCCTATTTCTATACTCATGGCTTACTGTGTATGCGCCCCGGGCGTGGTCATGCGTTCTTGATCTCGTAGATGGCAAAGGCTTTCACCGCGTTGCCATTCTCATCGTGGATGTGATCGGAGAGGTCGGTGAAGCTGAACTCGGTGTTCAGGGTCATGTTCACACAGTTCTTCTTTGCCACTGCCTTGCTGACAGCGTCCATGGTCAGGCGCACCTCGCCGTGCTGCTGCACCTTCAGGTAGTCGTAGTAGCCGATACCCAGGTAGCGCGATGTGGTCTTGTAGAGCTTGGTGGTGTCGGTGTTCTTGGCGTCGGTCTTGGCATCGCCGCCCAGTACGGTGTTGATCTTGCTGCTGACGGTGTAGTCGTAGCCGCAGAGCTTGCCGTTCTCTATGACGTATCCGGCCACGCCCTTCTGCTTGGGTTCCAGCTTCAGGTTCGCCTCGGTGACGGCGTCGATCGTGATGCACAGGCTGCCGGCATCGAAGCCCTTGTCAGTAAAGCCGGCTATGGCCTCCAGGATGCTCTTGTAGGCGGTTCCTGCCCCCAGGGTGATGTCGCCGGCCTTGTCCAGGCCGGAGAAACCGCCCTTGTTGCCGCTGAACTTGGCCTGGCTGTAGGTCTTGGTGGACAGGTACTTGACCCATGCCTTGTTGAACTCTCGCTGAACGTAAGCCAGGATGTCGAAGTGCCAGTTGTCGATTATGCTGTTGCTGATGTCGCAGGACAGGGTGACGCGGTGGGGCACGGCGCTCACTTTGTCGAAGTCTATGGTCTGGTCGTCCAGTACGGCGACTTCTCCGGCTTCCTCCAGTTCCATGCCTGTGGCGCCGGTGGGGTAGACCACATTGCCGGTGACGCCGGTGACTACATAGAGGGCACCGGGCAGGGCATTGCCCTCCTGGAGGGCGGGCACCAGGTCGGCGATGGTGAGGTCGATGGCTCCGCTGTTCTGACCCTGGGTGCCGAGGGTGATCTCGCGCTCCTGCTGGCCTGTACGCTGACCCATGAGCAGCTCGCGCAACTGGCGGCCGGCATCGCGGGGTTCATTGTTGTTCTCGCGGCTCTCCGCCTCCAGTGTGACCAGTTCGGCCTGTACGGCACGGAACTCACGCTCCAGGGCGTTGAACTCGTCGGCCTTGTCAGCCTTGGCTACCAGGTCGGCCATCTTGCCCTGGATCTCTCTCATTTTGGCTCTCAGTTCGAGGATTTTCTTTTTCATAATACGTATTATTGGGTGAATGTTGATAGGTATTTCAGTCTCTGTTCGCGCAGCAGGGCGGCCTCTTTGGTCAATTGCTTCCTGTCTTCAGGCTCCCCGCCATGTTCTTTCTGCCATTCCTCGCGCAGGTTCACCGAGGTCTCCTCGTATGCAGGATCCATGGCTATGGTGAGGGCACTCAGGCGCTCAAAACGGGTGTGGGTCACCACATAGTCAGTGCCGTTGCGTTCCTCCACCCTATAATCTCCGGCATAGAACTCAAAGGAGCAACCGGTGTATGTGCCGTTGGCTACCAGGGCGAGTGCCCTGTCTCCGAGGTCGCATTTGGGAGCCTCGAACCAGAAGTACAGACCATCCTCGCGTATGTCCATATTAAGGGACCCCTTGCCCATCATACTGCGGGCGATGGTGTACTCCCTCTCGTGCAGGAGGTTCAGTTTCACGTCCTGGGATGCGAGGAAGTCCGCCGTGATGCTCTCCGGGGCGATTACCTCGATCTCCCGGTAGCCCGGACTATCATAGAGCACTGTCTCCTTGTTGAAAACTATGGCACAGCCCTCTATGATGCGGCTCTCCCCGCCTCTCTCCTTGGCTTCGCGGACATGAAGTCCTGCGATGTTGAAAGCAATTCTCTTATCCATATACTATTCGGTGTTATGTTGGATTGGGTAAACTTCCGGAGGTCCAGACCTCACGCACGGCACGCTCCACCAACTCGCAGAACTGCCCGGCAACCTTTTCCATGGCCGCCTGGGAGGATGTGCTGAACCAGTTCCGGGCTGCGATGCTGCCACGGTTGGCGGGCCGCTTGAACGGTCTTCCGTCCCTGCTCTTGGCTGTTCCGGCCAACCTGGTGTCGGTGCCGGCGTTCAGGAAGCGGAGGATAAAGCCGCGGTTGGTGCTGTAGTAGCTGTCCAACTGCTCCGTCCTGGAGCTTCTCGCCCGACGGTTGCCGCCGTGCTGGCCGGGGCGCAGGGTGCCGGGCTTGCGCCCTACGTACATGTATTTGTTGGCCCTGCGTCTGGCCAGAATGTTCATCTGACCGCCGATTATGCGCTTGTAGACGGCATGGCGTACGGCAAGGTAGGCCTTGCGGGGATCGTTGGGCAAAACACTGCGGGCGTCCTTGCTGAGCTGCCTGCGGCCGTCATTCAGGACCTTGCGCAGGATTATGTTCAGGCCTCTGCGCAGCACCTTGCTGTCCACCCCCAGGTCTTGTAATCCTTTCATGACCTCGTCTATGCCGGTCACGTTATAAAGCATTTCCATGGTCTGATACTGTTTGGTTGATATTTTCTACTTCAAAGGCAGTCAGCTGGCACTCGTTGGCCGACTGGCTCGTGTTGATGGAGTCGATGACATAGTATTTCTCGCCTATCTGAAGGCGCGAGTATGCGGTGATGTGGCGCGAGATGTCGCACCGTACCATGACGGTCTGGTATATGTCTGTACCTCCGTGATGGAGTGCCCGGGCGCCTCTGACCCACGTCACCCATGCCCACAGGGTGGCCACGGGCTGGTACTTCACGGCTCCCTGACCGTAGGCGCTCTGCTGCCGGACCGGGGCATACACCGTCACCCTCTGGTCCATCTTTCCTCTTGGATAGCTCATAATAGTCTTTTGTAGGGTTTGAGCAGAGCCAGGATGATGGGGTTGACATTCGCCGGCGTCTGTCCGGTTATCTCTCTGTTGCGGTACAGTTCTGCCACTATCATGTAGCAAGCGTGGCGCACGGGACGTGGCAGGCTCCCGCCGTGCTCCGTGAACATGTCCTCCAGACTGCGGTTGAGATAGTTTTCCACCATCTCCTCGGCCGTCTCGCCCAGCTTGTAGACGTAGCGGTCTTCCGCTCCGGGATCTATCCTGCAATGAGCCAGGATGTCCTCAAGGTTCAGTACTCTAAGCATCGTCGTCCTCCTTTCCTTGTTTCTGTGCCTGTGACACCGCCGGCTCCTGCCTGGGCTGCCTGAGCGTATCTCCGTCAGCCACCGGGGGCAGGCCAAGGTGGCGGCGGGCCTCGTTCACCGTAGCCAGGCCACCGTCCACCATGCTGCGTGCCGTGGTGGCCTTGTTGTTGTCGCTATCGAGGCAGAGGGCAGAAGTGTCGAAACGGAAGCGGAACCGGTCGCCCTCGCTTTCTGTGAGCAGCTTGGCCGTGAGTTCCTGGCGCACCTCCTCCAGCATGGGGTCTATGGTGAGCTGGCGGAAGGTGTGCCAGGCGTCATCTATGCTTTTGTACACGGCGTTGGTGCTGCAATACATCAGGGGCAGGGGTATGTCCATGAAGCGGGCTATGTCCTCGATGGTCTTGGCGCGCTGAAGGTCTATCTGTAGATCCTGGAACGACTGCGTGATGGGCGTGATGCTGGCGGCGCTGCTGTCGTAGAGGAAATCCTTGCCGTCGGCCATCTGTTCGCTGAGGGTGTCGGTGTGGCGCTGCATCTCCTCGTCGTTCAGGCCGGCCAGACCTTGCAGGCCCGTAAGGCTTTCCTTCTGCTTGATGATGGCCTTGAATGTGCCGCCCTTGCTTACTACGTCCAGGCACATGTTCTCGGAGGTGGCTGCCAGAGACAGGGTGCGCTGCATGAAATCCACCATGCTGCGGCCGGCGGCGTATCCGGGACTATAGCGGCCACGCACCACGATAAGGTCGGCGGAGGGCACGTTGGGCCACGACTTTCCGTACTCCTCGCTGCTGGCCGTATAGGTGTTGCTGAGTACGTTCCATGTCAGCGACACCGGGACGATGCTGTCCACGCTGCCACCCTGGGTGCGCATGAGCATCAGACCGGCGCACCCTTTCAGGTCGCGCAACTCGTAGACGCGCTTCCATGCCTCCAGGGCTGTCATACGGTCGTTGGGGCGGACATTGAGCAGCCAGTTCAGATGGCGGTACTCCTCGCTGCCTTTGGTGAACGGTTCCCAGGTGCCGGCGGGTGTCTTGCGCTCGAACCATAGGACGGCGCGTGCTGCCGTGGTGCTGCGCAGGTTCACGGCGTGGTTGAATGCCGCCACCTCCAGTGCCTTGCCGGCGTTGTTGATATAGATACGCCGGGAGGGTACGGCACTGCCGCCGGTCTCTTTCTTCTGAGGCTTGGAGCCGGAAGAGGATGCCTCGCGCTTGAATGTGTTTGTAAAAAATCCCATATTGTTGTATTGTCTGTATAAATTCCGGGGAAAAGGTCGAAACGGGTAAACCCGGGAAACATTATTCCGCACCGCTTTGCCTATTCAGGCGGTCAATGACAGCCTGGCAGTCGGGTGGGATGGCGATAACTACCTTGCGCTCTGCCTCTGCCTTGCGCTCTGCCTCTGCCTTGCGCTCTGCCTCTGCCTTGCGCTCTGCCTCTGCCTTGCGCTCTGCTGCAAGGTCAGATACGAGAAAGCCCGAACCGAAAATGACCTGCCCGTTGATTTTGCGTATTTCCTTGCATTCGCTTTTCTTGAGGTAGAAGTCGGTATAGCCTGCGATTTTCCCCAACCGTGCAGTCGTAACAAGGTTCCTGGGGTAGAGTAGTTTTTTTTTGGGGGGGGCTATGGTTTTACAGGCGTTCCTTATATCGCGCCTTAACTGAGGCGCACATACGATCCTGAACTCGGAGGGGAGGTTGGTGACGAAGCCCGTACGCACCACGGCTCCGTTCTCGTATGTTATGTCGGCATCCGCGACTATGTAGGTTAGATCAAGTCCGGTTATCGGCAATGTCAGATGCGGACCAAAGAGGAAGAACCTGATGCCGTGCGTCACATACCAGCGAACGATCTTTGCATAAATACTGAAGGGTGGGTTGTCTATCACCACACAGCCGGTCGGGTAGTCGAAGTGCTCGAAATCGCCTCCGGGATAGAATGGGCGCACGACGGTTACGCCCTCCAGTTCTGGCCATTGCTTCATCACATAGTCCCGGACGACGTCATACACGGCCGGGGGTGTGTAGCAGTCGTCTGTGGTCTTCTTGGGCTTGAATTTCTCCACAAAACCGTCGTAGTCTTCAAAAATGGTGTGCTGTTTGACGCCTTCGCCTGATGGCGTAGGAGACGCGATGTCTTCAAAAAGGTAAAGCTGTTTTGCCATGTTGTAGTTTCCTGTATATGTTTATAATTCCGCCCGCACGTCAAACGACGGGCATGTCTTGGCAGCAAACTCGTTATGACCATGTACGGAGGCCTGGGGATACTGTACCAGCAGGCTGGCCACCAGGTGCCGGAGGGCAGTGCGCTGCTCCGGGGTGCGTGTGTCCTTGGCGATCCTGCCGTCGGAGGAGAGGCCGCCTACGTAGCAGACGCCTATACTGTGGGCATTGTGCCCTTTACAATGCGCACCGGGCTGGGAGACGGGACGTCCTGTGTGCACGCTGCCATCCCGGTAGATGGCATAGTGGTATCCGATGCCCTGCCAGCCTCGCTCGCGGTGCCAACGGTCTATGTCGGCCACAGTATAGTCACGGCCCTCGGGGGTGGCGGTACAGTGGATGATGATTTCAGTGATTTTTCTCATGGTGTTTTTATTTGGTCGGACGGGTCTGACTGGTCCGACATGTCCGACTGGTCTGATTATTTTGCCGGTATTTCCGGCAAAAGGTACTGGATGTTCATGGCGGCCTCGTGCATAATCTGCCGGGCTTCGTCTTCGGGGACGGAGATGGGGCGGGTGAACTCGCAGAAGATGCTGCCCACCCAGTCGTGACGGTTGTCATTAAGGCGCTTGATGATGGCGGCCTGACAGCCATAGCTGGAGAGGAGGGACTTGGCGAACTTGTCCGGTACATCGCGGTCTATGTCCGTGAGATACATGAAGAGGTTTTTCACCAGGTCGCTGGAGAACTTGGCCACTTCTGAGATATGGAGGTTCTGGATGTGGGGCTTCATGCCCTCGATGCCCTTGCGTTTCACCTCGTAGTAGACGCTCAGCAGGCTCTCGTTGCCCAGGGGGTGAGGCTGGACAATGTAGACGCGGTCGGCATTGAGTTCGTGCAGGATGGCCCAGAGTTCACCGAACACCAGGGACGAGTTGTCGGCCCGGCGTGCGCAGCGGTCCTGCTCCTCGCGGCGATAGCGCTCCACGTTCAGGTCGGTCATCTTGTTCTTCGTGTACTGGTTGTAGCTGAGCCATGCGGCTATGATGGCGCCTATGGCGCTGATGATGGGTGCCAGGTATTCCATGGACTATGTGATGGTTGTTTATACATAGACCCAAAAAGCGGACAAGGTAAACCCGAGAGAAATTTGTTGGAATAAATTCCTAAAAGAAACAGTATGGGAGGATTTTATGGTATTTTTCTCTTGCCGATTTACGGAGAAGTATTACCTTTGCAGTCGCATAATGCTTCACGCATTAGTTTAAGAACTCTTTTTTTTTTGAGCCGGCGGTGCGTGAGGCATAGGCGGCTTTTTTGTGTGTTTTCAGAGCTTCCAGAGAACAAGAGAGCCGCACCGTCTCGAGGAGAGGCAGATGCGGTTCCTGTTGGCCACGCCCCACAGGCGATGGGTATGGCCGGTGTGTCAAACAAAAAAAAAGGGGGGGGGGTTACACCCCTGCCTGTATGTCTATGCTTTCGGCGCAGCGGCGGATGCGGTCTGATAGGTCGCAAAGGGCATTCCTGAGCTGTGCGGCTTCCTCCGGATTGAATGCCGTGGGTTTGCCGTTGCCATCACGTCCGTCCATCTTGTGGTAGAACCAGGATGCGGACTTGCCGAAGTAGGTGCGTGCTATCTGCCCCCATGATATGGAGACGAGGATGTCGCTCATCTGCTGTTTCATGGTTGGCTGTGCCTGTATGGCTTGCTGCTCTGCCTGCGGTTGGTTCATCGTAATTTTCATAAGTTATGTATTTTAGGGCCAGCCCTATTGTCAGGGCTGGCTGATTGGTTACTCGTCGATTAGTTCGTCAAAAAGACGCTGTGCATAGTAGAGAAGTTCTTGCTGTCCGTTTGGATAAGCCTTTTTGTAGTTTCTGATTGCCTCAATGAGGTCTTTTCCTTGTCTGTGAGTTCTTTCATTTGTTTATAACTTTCTTTTTGTTTGACACTGCAAAGATAGTACAATTTTCCGTATTATGCAAGGATTTTGTACGAAAATTTGTACTAACCTCGTCTTTTTAATACTATATACATCAGCAGAGTAAGGAAGGAGCCGGCAACCAACCCGTGGAGGAATTTTCTGGCATGCTTCGTGGCGTGATGGGACTCCACGGAGACGGTGTCAGTGCGTTCTATGTAGACGGTGTCGGAGAGTTGCCGGAGGATGCGTACGGTGTCCGTATGCCAGACGTGCCGGGTGCGGGTTCGCTCCACGTAGCGGGTGACGGTGTCGCCGCGCTGGATGATGTGGATGCTGTCGTGGACATAGATGCTGTCGTGCAGCCCGGTGATGCGTGCCAGGCTGTCGGCGCGCAGGGAGGCATGGCGCAGGCTGTCCCGGGTGTGGCTGAGGGTGCTGGAGACGTGCCTACAGGACCCACAGGAGGCCAGCAGGAGTAGGAGGATGGCACACAGGATGGTGCGCGCTACAAGAAGCATTTTTT